CGAGGCGTCGACCGCGGCCTTGTTGGCGGGTCCGACTTGCTTGCGATATTCGGCAATAAGGCGCTCGCGTTCGGCGCGCGTGGCGTCGGCAAATTCCGGCGGCAAAAAATGTAATTGCAGGAAACGGCGGCGCTCGTCGGGATCGCGGATTTTGTCGAGCTCTTGAAACATAAGAGCTTCCGCCTCGGCCGTCGTCTTGGCCTGGCGCAATCGGTCGGCGTATTCGTTGAGGCCGACCGCGCGCAAGCCGGTTAACGTCTCGCTTTGAACGTGCGCGCGAATCTTGTGCATCTCGGCGGCGAAATTGCGCCAACCCTCGCGCATTTCCGCGGTGGTGGCGCCGACGCGGCGACCGACGGCCTCAAGCTCGCGCATGTTGTCGATCGTGAGGCCCGTCTCGCGCGAGAGCCGGCTCAAGGTATCGAGGTTGCCGGCAAAGCCCTTGAGCGCGGTCACCGCGCCAAACACCGCCGTTGCGATCGTGGCAAAGCCGAGGCCGAGCGAGCGCAAGGCCGGCAACAACGTGACGCTCAACGCGCTCCCGACATTGCGCGCCGCGACCCGCAAGTTGTCGAAATGTTTTGTAATCTTTTCGGCGTCGGGACCTTTGTCGCCGACGCCGGCGAGGTGCTTTCGCATGTCCTCAAGCGGCTTGGTAAACTTGTCGACGACCTCGACGACGATCTTGACGACCTCGTCTTGCTCGTTCGCCATTATTGCTTGTCCTTGAGCGCGATCAATTCGCGAATGAGATCGTGTATTTGCGACATGGGGAGATCGGCGAAAGCAAGCGGACTACAATGGAAATTGAGCGCCAGGCCGATGCAATCGCCGATCAAATCTTGCCCGGCACCGGCACGAAAAAAGGCGTTACGCCCCAGGCGCACGTTATAAAATCGCGCGTCGTGAGCGAGGCGATCGCCGACGGCGGCACGCCGGCGAGCGCCGATAACATTGCATTCATGCGCTTTTCATCGTGCATGATTTTCGGCGGATCGGAGATCGGATCGAATATCACCGGATTGCCGATGCTTAGGAGATCGCGCGCGGTTGGTTCCCGAAACACGAGCATCGTCACGGTTTGACCGTGTGCCTCGATCGGTCGCGTGAGCTCGCAAGAATAGCCCGGTAATGGAGTCGCCGGCTCCTCGGGGATCGGCGGCGCGCTTGCCTCGCGGGCTTTGATATCGGTCACATTGACGGCCATTTTGTTTTTTCCTTATGCCGCGACCGCGACCTCGTCGCATTGCATACCCTCAAAGCGAACGTGGAATTGCCCGTCGCGGGTATTGACGGTTGAGCGTTCGGCGCGCCAGGCGTTGCGGAGATAGTAAACCGTACCGTTGGCGGCCTCGACCGTGATGGTCGCGTCGGTAATCGCGTCGATATCCTCGACGCTCGTGCCTTCCAGCGTCGAGACGTCGCCGGCGACGTAAGGGACGACCGGCAATTCGGAATATCCATGAACCGCGTCTTGCCCCGCGATTCCGGTCCTCTCGTAGCGTGACGGCATGACCTCAAGATTGCCGCGCACGGCGAGTTGCCGGCCGTCGACGCTCCAATAGGCAACGCCCGCGAATCTATTTGACATGGGTCGATCTCCTTTCGGGTTTCAGTTAGGCCGCGAGCGCGAGCGGGAATTGCAAGCGGAATTGCGCGAGGACGGCGAACATTCGAAGTTGGTTGATAACGTCTCCCGGCCAAAGAACATTGACTCGGTTGGGATCGACGTCGTCGCGCTCGACGATCAACGCCGCCTTGAACGCTTGGCCGTTTTCGACAAGGCCGTCGTATTCGCATTGGCGATATTCCGAGATCAATTCGCCTTTGAGAATGTTCGGCGTAACGATCGCCTGGCCGGGACCAAATCGAGTCCCGTTGTCGGCAAGTTTCACGCGCGGATATTTGTTTGTGATGCTTTGCCGCATACGGCGGAAAAGCTCGGCCAAGGTCGCGAGCGTCGTCATGAGCTCGTAGGCATTGTCGGCTTGGCCGAGTGTGTTCTTTTGATAGGTCGTTTGCTCACGCGCGAGCGCGGCGATCTCGCCGGCGTTGACCATTTGCACGGCGAGGCCGACGTTTGCGAGCGCGTTCAATTGCGTCTTGTTAAAGCGCAAATGTTTCGGCGCCGGCGTGATCCCGTCGAGCGTCAAGGTTTGCAACGGCCGCGCCGGGTCGATTGACAAGGCCCCGGCCGCGCGCGCGCAATAGGCACCGATCCATTCATAGAGCGGCGACGGCGAATCCGGCTCGATCGCGAGGAGCGAAACGACGCCGCTATTGTTGGTCGGGCCGTAGCTAAAAAGGTTGGCATAGGTGTCGCGCTTGGCCGAGATCACATGACCATAAACCTCGCGCAACCAACCCCAACGACCCGAGTCGCTAAAGCCGTATTCGGTTTCCCAGGCGAGCAAGGTGCCGCTATCGTTGAAACCGAGGCCGACATATTCGTACGGCTCGTCGCCGAGGTTGGCGATCGCGGTCGTCCAGGTCGGGACGCCGACGCCGCTGGTAAGGTTGCCGCCGGTTGCCGGCGTGACGGTGAGGCCGATCGGGAACATTTCGCCGCCGTTCGGGCCGAGCACGTTGTAGTCAAACGCGATATCGTTGGCGCTTATTCCTTTCCATTTCGACGTCAAGGTAACGACCGCACCCGCGGCCGCCGCGGTGACCGGCAAGTCGGGCATCGCCATAATGGCCGCCGCGATGTTGGTCCCGACCGTGGCGACGACGTCGGTGGTTGCGACGCCGACCGATACCTTTTGGCCGGCGATATAAAGCGCGAGCTCCCCGGCTTGCGTCGCCGGTGTCGCGACCGTAATCGTGCCGGTTGCCGCAACGCCGGCGCCGGCTTGCGCGATCGGCAATAACAAGACGGGCGTCGACTTGTTGAGCAAGAAAAATTCCTGGTACATGCGCGCGAGCGGCGAGCCCTGGCCGGCGAGATTGATCGCGTCGGCAACCGAGCCGCACGCGATCGGGACGTCGACCGGCGCAACGCCGGCGGCGAGCTTGTAATCGACGAGCAACGCATATTTTTGTGAGGTTGGCGTGCCGGCTTGCGAGGGATCGACCTCGATATATACGAGCGGAAGCTTCCACCCCGAGGGAATCGACGAAAAAGAAATCGGCATGGTTCATATCTCCTTAGTTGATAGCCACGCGAGACGCCTCGCCGCGGACCACGGTTGACCTTTAGTGAGTGAGTTACCAATCCAACGATCGCGGAGTATTTGTTTGTGCTGTTCGCTGTGAACCGCAACGCCGGTTTTCTTGAACCGAATTATTTCGCGCGTCGTTTCTGAGTGATACTTGCCGAGCCGATGTTTGTTGCCCCGCTTTTTTTCGGCCTGTTTTACGCGCGTTGTTTCCGATGCTTTTCGACCAATGTTCGCCGCTGCAATCTTTGCGATTTCTTCCGGCGATTTCTTTTGACCGAGCCGGCCTTTATTTGTCCGACCGCGTGATGCGGCGCGCAGTTTTTCGCGCGTTTCGTCAGATATTGTTTGCCGACGCCTCGCCGCCCTTATTTTCGCGCGCACCGCCTCGGTATGATTAACCGACGGCTTTCCGCCGACCGCCAAATTCCAACCAATGAACGACGCCGGCCGTAACCGCCACTCGACGGCGCGACACTCGGCGAGCGTCCCTTGATTTAGAACCCTTACCTCAAAGCCCGGCGGAAACCCGCCGCGCCGACGGTGCTGGCCCGTTCGCCGTTTAATGTCTTGAGTTACCCCGACATAGCCGTCGTGTTCGGGCGTTACGCATGTTTCATCAAACAACCAATAGACGACGTAGTCGGTCGTCATTTTTTCCGTTTTGGATCGTCGCCGTGATCGGCCGGCGGCGGTGCTCGACGTTGCGGGTCGCCGCTGCCCTCGGGCGGCACCTCGGTAATGTCGCCGTCGCGGATCAACCGGAACGTATATTGATCGGCGGTCCACTCGCCGCCCTCGGGCGGCAATTTGCCGTCAATCGGATGCGGCGGGAGATCGTCGCGGTTTGGCGTGACTCTTATTTTTGCCATTGCGTCCTCGCTTGGTTGTATTGATTTCCCCGGTTTGCATATTCCATTCCATTTCGACGATCGGCGCGTCGGGATTCTGGATCGGCCGCGCGTCGATATGCAGCGTGATAAGGTCGTCGGTTATGGTCGGCTTGAATATCGCGGTGCCGAGGTCGGCGGTCATGTCGAATTGCAATTCGAGGATCGGCGTCTCGTTGTCGAGCGCGACCGAGCCGTATAGGTGCGTGCGTTCGCCGCGCGTGATCCCCTGCAAGAGCTTGTGATTGAATCCGGTGAGCGTCGTGTCGCAAAGCAAGCCGTTGGTGATCTCGGCGAAAGCCTGGTCGAGCGTTTCCTCGCCGCCCTCGTTTTCGTTGTCGAGCACGATCACCGAAAAGCCGTAGCGCGCGCTATCGCGCAAGCGGATATCGCCGGCGTTTGAATCGCCCTCGG